TCAACCATTTTTGGTCAATGGTGTTTGCAGTTATGATTGCGTAAGGGTCATCAATTGTCGAATAACCACGCTTTTTATCACGGTCGGCCTCAATATCTAATACGGCAATGTGTAGATCGGGCGCAACGGTATCTATATAATGATCTTCCAAGAAGCGATATTGTGGTTGCACATCGGATTCAAAAGTCCGAACACCATTCTCGTGGTGTCGATCCACCGAAAATTTGAAATTGTTGTAATTCGAGTATGATACACGTGACAATTTATCACCGTGCATTGATTTGTACGTGCCATTATCGTCTTCAATGTAATAATAAAATGGACAGGGCAATCGCTTTTCATAACGAATACCCTGTCCATCCCGTTCTGCTACGCAGATTGAATTGCCTCTGCGAAATGCATCAATGTATGACATAGTTAATTCCAGTTAGGTGTTATCATCTATCATAATACATTGTGGGACTCATTTATTACAGATCGACGTTGATTTCTTGGATGAGATCAGTGAGGGCTGTCTTTTCTCCATCAATGATGATGTTGAAAGATGGCGCATCGTCTTCGTCACATGCATTGCCTGCCACTAGGTAGGCTTTCAATGCTGCGAAAATGTCTGATTTGTCCAGTGTGACTGTTATTTTCATGATATTAGTTTCCTTGTTCTGCACGCCAGCGATTTCCACGCATGGTGATCATTGCTCGTTTTCCGTTTTCATATGTCAACACTAATGATCTAGACCAGCTAGATGGGCCATTAGCATATTCCATGTCGTGATTAGCCATCAAACCGGTTTGATAGGCACCGTTGAAGATACCGGCAGTATGGCTGTGACCAATAGTAACCTTGCTACCGCTCTTTGCAAGACTTTTCATCGAACCACGTGATCCATTTGCACCAGTGTCGCCATGTTGGCAACATTCGATGCCATGCACCTTATGTGTTTCGTCCTGACGTAAGAATATAACATCTTCGGGCGCGCCGCACAATCTGGCTGCATATTCGAATAAATGAAAATCCTCATCATCCCTGATGGCTTCCCAGCGCCTTTTTTGCAAAGTCAAAAAGAAAATCGCATTGATTGGATCATAAGCATAGGCGTCTGGATTATCTTCCAACCATCTCCTAAGATGGTCATCGTGATTTGAATGAATGACATAAGTTGTCATCCAATCCCGTTTCATGAATTTGAAAAAGTCAGCAGCATCAGTTACTTCTGCTGAGACACTTTCTTTATCATTGATGAATTTAGCAAAATTCTTAGATGGCTGCTTTTTATGGTGATGTGATCTAGATGAGAAATCCAAGGTATCATGGAAATGGATTTGCAATGGACATAGATCATCCACCATATCAGCCATAGCTTGTTTGATATGATCTTCCAAACCATCCACATGGATGTCACCCGGTGTCAAAACATCAATGATGCCGTTTGAATAGCACTTGCCGTTTTTGACTCTAATGTTTAAATCCTGAAAGGAACCATCAGAATCATGAGATGATAATTGGCGACACCACCATTCCCCATTGCTAGTTACTTCGACGAGCAATGCACCATACACGTGATTCCAACTACCAATATGACCAGTCTTGGTCTTGGTGTAATTCCGTTGAGTTAACGTTCCGGTTGTATATAGGAATTTTGTATCTTCAAATTTTCCTGTAGGGACACTTTCCATCGCAATTTTTGTTGACGGGAAGATCAGGGACGTGCACCCTCTATAATCCGCAAATCCGGAAAGAGGAGTTCGTGCCGTTGGAGTAATTTGCTGTTCACCGCAGAAAATCAAACTGGGTGCAAGTTGAATTGGTTCATCGTGGGTGTATGATTCAATCAATGGATCAAACCATGCTTCCCCTCTTCCAGCCCCATCATTGGATGATCCGGGTTTTTCTGATCCATGCCATTTGCGATACCCTGAAATGTTATACTGAAAACGTGATACCAGAATTTCAGCATCCATTTCGATGGCAAATGCTTTTAGGTTTTTAACAAAGTCATGATGAACATGTGTATTGTTTTGGGCCGATGATAAAATATATCGCTTAATTTTACCACGCTCCGGCAATGGGGCGATCTTGGGTTCATCAAGCGCAATTCTCCCCCCAACAATAGGCTTTTCCTCATCAACAGCGCCGAAGTCTACGGAAGACGGGTCGATGCCCGCCTTCCGTAAATGATCAGCAATTGTCGATTTGCCCATATGGAGTGCTTTCGCCGCTGCGCGACACGATTTGTATTTATAAAATGCTTCAATCGCGCGTGCACGAGGAGTAAGTTCATCAAATGATGCATCTCGTTCCATTTTCATATTATTTCCTCTTCGATTACTCGTCTTCCGAAACTGCTGTTTTACTCATCTTATCAAGAAGATGTTCGACGGCCTCGTTTTCATAACGAAGGTCATCTACCTTATTGTTCGCATAAATCGTTGCTGTTTTGCGAACGAAGCGTTTAATGTATTTTGCTGAATCTTTGTCTGCCTTCAAATCAGCAATTAGTGAGTCGAGGGTTTCGGTAATTGATTCACCGATTTCTTTACGTTCAAGGTTGTAGCCTGCTAGCACGCCAACGATGTTGACGATTTTGCGGGTATCTTCAGCATCAAGCTGGGTGATGTCTACGGCACGGCCTTCTGACATTTTACTCTCCTATGTTGAAATCAGACTCAATACGTGCTTCACCGCATGTCTGATTTATCCTATTATATGACAAAGCCATTAGTTTTTGCGGAGCCTACAGTGAAAAATGTTTTGAAGACTTCTTTGAATGCGATGATGCAATTCAAGACCATAGAATACAGCGTTATTACCAATAACGCCGAAGGTGATACAATTATGACTGGAATTGATGTCGGTCGTAATATGATGATGACTGCCAACATCGGTAAATATGATCAGTTCACAGATCGAGTCATGTGCTTGGGCAATTTGGGCTTCCTGCGCAAGATATTGGATCAAGAACAGTTTATGAATGATGCTGGTACAATGACTTTTGTAGAAGGCGTTAGTTATGACGGAGACGATATCTTCTCGACTATAAATTTCAAAGGCAAAAGCATGTCAGTGAAATATTGTGCTGTTGATCCCAAAGTCATAAAAGAACATGCACACATTCGAAAGATGCCACCAACCATCAATGATATGCAGAGCGATTATGCATTTTCTATTGAAGCGGCAGTTGCTTCTGAATTCAAGCAAGCAGTAATGCTACAGAAAATGATGTCTGCGAGTGATGCGGTTGTCTTTTTAGAAATTGTCGATGGTAATATGATGTTTCGCCTTCCGTATGGGAAGAATGGTGTAGACCTCATAATTAAGAGTGACGTTCCGGACGGTCTTATTCCTCCCGGATTGCAATTTGATACTGAAAAAATGGAAAGGCTGCTGGCATCGGTGAGCTTGTATGAAAATGGTGAAGCATCGGTTTCATCAAAGTTCTTTGATGTGAAATATAGTGGAGCCGGAGTATCCTATCATGTTCGGATACCCAAGAAAACGTTGGTTAAAAAGCTATGAGTGATTTTAAAGACAATATGCCATGGAACAAAGAGCTTAGTAAGTTCTTCTGTGATCTATTTGGTAAACCCTTCATCTATGTGGATTTCAAATACGATGATGCCTCCACGATGATGGGAGTCATCTATGTATACAATAACCCGATGCTGAACAAAATCAGAGAAGCGGGTTATGATGAAGAAGAACCCGATGAAGCAGTTCGGCATTATATTCAGCGAGTCATGATTTCAAATTCGGAAATGCTTTATGAAGATGAAGAACCAGATCAGGACATTGATCCTGATTTTGACGAAACCAATTCCGGCAATTACATTCATCAGCGGAAATAATCATGAAATACTGTTTAGTCGATATATCTAATATGATACACAGAGCACGTCATGTTCAAAAAACTGATGTGATAGATGAAGTCCTTCCAATGGTGTTGCACACCACTTTCCAGTCTATGAATCGTGTGTTCTATAAGTTTGGAGCGGATCATGTGGTGGCGGCTTTTGATTCATCTTCATGGCGCAAAGCAGTATTTGAAGACTATAAGGCTCACCGCAAAGTAAATCTATCGGCACGTGATAAACGTGTGAATGAATCAATCTACATGGCCTGTGATGGTTTACGTGAGTTTCTAGATAATGAAACCAATGTTACCGTTTTGCATCGTGATCTCATCGAAGCAGATGATTTCATTGCGCGATGGGTACAGCTACATCCCAATGATGAGCACCTGATTATATCATCAGATGGTGATTTCAAACAATTGGTTGCCGACAACGTTGTCATATACAATGGAATTAACGGAACACTGACCACTTTAGATGGCATCTTCTTTCAGGATGGCGTAAAGGATAAGAAGTATCCCACTAAACAGATGTTTGGCGAAGTGTGGAAACAGAAACTTATCAAAACGAAAACAGAAATAACTGATGATCCTGTACTCGTTGAGCCAGCATGGGAACTTTTTCTAAAAATCATGAAGGGTGATAAATCGGATAATATTCCCGCAGCGCATATTCCGCGTTATTTCACAAAAAAGATACGCGAGGCATATGAAACGCCGGGTGGTCATATGTGGGATGATATGATGGGGCAGGTCAAAGAGCGAATTGTTACCGAGCAGAATGGAGTAAAACATGTCAATGATATCACAGTTAAGGACATGTACGAATTTAATACGCTGTTGGTTGATTTAACCAAACAGCCGGAAGAAGTCATTGAATTAATAGATAAAGGCATTGATGTTCAACTATCAAAACCTTATCGCAAGTTGGTTGGTATTAAGTTTGCGCGATACTGTGGCC